GATTTAGTTCACTATTATCAAGATAGTCCATTAGATAAAAATGGTAATGCTGTTCCTAATGAATACGTTTATGTTCTAGTAAATAAGTCAATGCCTGATATGGTTAAAATAGGAATGACAATTAGAGATGTAGAGACTAGAGCTAAAAAAATATCAACCGCAACTGGTGTTCCTACACCATGGATTCCTGTTTTTGAATTTAAATGTTTTAATTCTTATCAACTCGAGCAAGAGATACATGAACATTTAGACGCCGTTCGAGTAGCAGGTAACCGTGAAATGTTTTATATGCACTCAAGAGACGCTATTAAAGTCATAAATGAATTAGGCTATAAATATACTATAGCACCACTTTAACCAATTAAAACCTGCTCTTCGTATATATTTATATAAGATACTAAAACTTAAAATTTGACATTTAAATTATTAAAAAACCTTTATTTTAAAATACGTCAAAAAGTTTGGAAACCCAGGAAAAAAACCGTATATTTTACCCACATTAATAAATAATAAGTTAGTATAATGAATGAGATGAGTAGGAAGAGAAAGAGTGAGGAAGTAAGGATTAAGTTATTGACATTAAGTGGATGTAGGTATTGTGAGTGGTTAATGAATGATTTAGATAATAGTAACATAACATATGTAAAAATTGACGCAGAAGAATGGTCTAATTTTTCGGACAAAATTGAAGCTCAATATAAAACATCATCATATCCTATCGTTTTTATAAGTGTAGGAGCAGATGAAATAGTTATAGTTCCTGAAACAGACTTGGAAACAAGCGAAACATTACGTACATTTGACACGATACCACAATTAGTAGGTATCATAAAATCATATATAAAATGAGATACAAACAACCCATCCAGGATAAACTGGATCAATTAGAAAATATGTTAACTGGATTTGGTTCTAGATTTTCAGATCCTAGCTTTAACATTGTAACAGCTAAAGATATGCTTGCTACAATGAAGGAAAAAGTAGAAGAAATTAGAACATTAGTTAACACTGAAACTGAATAACATGCTTACACCAGAACAAATACAACAAAACTGGCAACAGTTTGAATTTAATATTAAACATTATATTAAAGGAGAACGAGCTGATAAGTTATGGGCGTTCTATAAGAAGTATGAAGAACGTTTTGTTATGATGCCAGCCGCTCACAAAGCTCAATATCATAACTGTTTTCCAGGTGGATATGTCGACCACGTAAATAGAGTAGTTGAAGCTACTCTTAAAATAGATACAGTATGGAGAGAAATGGGTATGGTAGATACTTATACAACCGAGGAACTTGTATTCTCAGCTATCAATCATGACTTAGGTAAGTTTGGTGATGAACAAAACGAAGCCTACATTGAACAAACAGATCAATGGAGACGAGATAAACTAAATGAAACTTATATGTTTAATGATCGTTTAGAATTTATGTCTGTTCCTGATCGTGGTTTATTTCTATTAATGAGTAATGGTATTCCATATACTAAAAATGAGTTCTTAGCAATTAAAACTCATGATGGTTTATATGAAGAAGCTAATAAATCTTATTTAATAGGTTTCACACCAGAAACTAAACCTAGAACATCTATTGTTTATGTTTTACATCAGGCTGACTTGTTAGCTGCTCGTATTGAGTTTGAAAAAGAATGGTTACCTAAATTATTAGGCCCACGTGTTGAAAAACCAGCCAAAGAAACTAATTTTAAATTAAATAAAAACGCTAATAGTGGTATTAAACAAAAAGCGTTAAAACAATTATCTAACCCCGCTTTAGCGGACTTAATGAAAAATATATGATATTAGGAATTATTTCAATTGTATTATGGATTGTAACAGTTGTGGGATATATTATTTGGAATTTAAATAGTAAAGTAGTTAAATTAGAAGAAATAGCAAACAAACAAGCTATTGTTATTGAAAGTATATCTGCTATTGTAAATGAATCACAAAAGATGCTTGACCAAGTTGAATTAACAGAAGCATTTAAATCAGATGATCAAATCGGTTTCTTCTTCCGTAACTTACAGAACATACAAGATTCATTAAACCATTATATTAAGAACTAAGATGTCTGAAGAAATATTACTGACTAAGAAAGGAACTGTTCGTAAACGTAAGCCTAAGAAAGCAAATATCTATTTCACTCAAGAAACTGAAGATGCTATTATTGAGTATCTATCTGAAACAAATCAAGATGAACGTAATAGAATTTTTAATGAACGAATTAATTACTCGTTTCATAAGTTAGCAGAAAATATTATCCATACATTTAAGTTCTATTATACAGAAGTAGATACAATACCAGAATTACAACATGAAGTAGTAGCATTTCTTTTAGAAAAATTACACTTATATAATCAAGGTAAAGGTAAAGCATTTAGTTACTTTGGTACAATCGCTAAACGTTATCTTATTTTATACAACAATGCTAATTATAAGAAACTAAAAGATAAAGCATCTGTTGAGGCTGTGGATGAAGATAAAACAATATTAATTGATATTGTTAATAATGGTGAGGAATTATATACTGATCAAGTACCATCATTCCTAAAACAGTTCACTAAGTATGTTGATGGTAATTTATTTAAATTATTTCCAAAGACAAATGATGCTCGTATAGCAGATGCTATATTAGAGTTATTCCGTAAAAATGAAAACATAGATATATTTAATAAAAAAGCATTATATATCTACATAAAAGAAATAACAGACGCATCAACACCACAAATAACTAAAATTATTAAACGATTAAAAATAATTTATGTGGGTAAATATAACGAGTTTTATGAACATGGATATATTCGTATGTAGTTTTTAAGTCTTTTTATTTCCCATATTTATATCAAAACAAATATGGATTTCAATCAAGTTTTATTTAAGGACAAGACTTTTTCAAGCTTATTAGAAGATATATATAAAAATTCAACTAAGAAAGAAAAAGAAATTAAAGCATTAATCGATCAACTGAAACCTATGATACAAGAACCAGGTGACGCGATGATGCTTGTTCCTTTGTTGAAAGAATATATGGAGTTATCGATTAAAAATGATGAACATTTAATTAAGATGGCTGGTATTGTTCAACGTGCTATGGGTACAACAGCTGAAGGTGGAGATGGTGGGTTATTAAGTGATCGTGATAAAGAGTTATTGTTTCAAGAAATTAACGCTATAGGAACTAAACAAATAGGAACTAGTAATGGGTAAAGAAAATAATTTTAAAGCAGGAGTCACCAGCCAAGTACAACCAGGAAGTAATGGTTTAACAACAAACGCTTATAGCGTGATGAATAAGTCCGGCCAAGGTATGAGATTTGGTATTGTGACAGCTGTTAATTTAATTACTAAAGAAATTACATATAATGTTATAGAAGATAATGTTGGAGCTTATAGAGTAGGTAAAGCTTTACCTTTATACCCTAATCAAATACAAATTCCAGATATTGGATATGTTGTACCTTTAGTTATAGGACCAGCTTCTAATGTTGGTGTTATAAGTAATGCTAAAAATAAAACAACATATTATATGGATCCAATTGGTATATGGCAAACTGTTGATGAAAATAAAATAGTTAGAACAAGTAATTTTTCCCCAGCATCTCCTTCTATATTAGTTAGTAAATTAAATATTAATACATCTGAAATAGGAATACCAAATGAGTAAACAACAATTAGCAACTTTACCTACTGACTTCTCTATCAATAGTGAAGATGGAGGTGGTTTACGATTGACTAAAAATACAAAAATTATTTGTGATGTTGATTCTTTTTTCATGATTAAAAATAAAAATGAAGATACATCTGTATTGACACAAAATGAAAGACTTTACTCTACAGATCCACTTCCTAAAGAAACAACTCCCGCTATTAGATTAGGAAATGAAAATCAAGACTCATTAGACATCACACCAGAAAAAGATATAAATAATGTAGTTTTACCTGATAGAACACAATTACAACCAATTGAATCTAAACAACCTAGTTTATTACCATTACCTGATATAGAACCTCCTTTACCTTTTACACCTCCATCACCTATTGCTGTCACATATGCTACTCAGTCTTTTGAAGAAGCAAATTTCCTTCCTGAAGATGAAAATATGACTGGTATTTATTTATATGATGAAAATATTGATATTGGGATAAATACTACCCCAACTTCAGATAATGATGTTGATTCTGATTTATCTAAAAATTCAGAAAATCTTACATCTGTACCAAATCCAAATTCTATTGTTATTTCTAAAACAGGTGCGACACCATCATCGTTTTCTCCATCAGCTCCTTATTATAGTTTTGTTAATGCGGCTAAAGCAAGTTTAGGTACACGTACTAATGGTTTAGGTGCTGCTACAGATTTTGGAAATAAAGGATGTGGAGCTGGAGCTTCAATAATTTATTTAAGAGCTACAGGTCATGGATTAAAATATACTCAACCTCCACAACCTGGTAAAAATATAAATTTAACTTATAGTGTTAATGGAGTAGTTCAATTACTTGAACAGGATAATAAAAATTGGATAAAATTAAATAATTGGAGAGACGCCCAACCTGGAGATTTTATAGCTACTAAGTCAGGTACTCAAAGTGGTCATTGTGGTTGGGTAATAGATGAAAAAAAATCTGATGACTCTTATACTATTGTATCAAATTCATCTTCAAAAAAATATATAGATAATTATTATAGTATAAAAAAATGGTCTACTACTATAGCACAACGACCAGGTACTAATGGTACCGTAGCGTATCGTTTTAAAGGTAGTTTTTTTCCTCCAAATAAATCATTATAAACATGTCTATAAAAACATATAATAAAAAACAAATCGTTCTTCAATCCGGTAGATTATTATTCACAGCAGTTGATGACAGTGTCTTTATTAACTCTAAACAATATATCAATCTATCAGCTGGTGATAAAGTAACAATTGATGTCGGTAATGTAGACAGTGATAATGAAGAAAATATGTTTTTAGTTAACGCTCCTAGAATACAATTTGGATTAGATAAAAATGGAGTAGCTGAACCTGTAGTTAAAGGTAAAGCATTAGATGAGATATTAACTGAATTAATGGAAGCTGTTTCTTTATATAGTGATATGGTTCAAGCAGCTGCTCTAACACCAGGACCAATTATGGCGGCTATGTTAGGTCCAGCTAATTCACTTTTAAAAGGTAAATTTCAATCTATTAAATTTAAATTAGACACATTTAAGTCAACTAAATCATTTACTATATAATGGCTATCTCTGACATACAACAAACAGATGCAACAACATTAGCTCAAGCTCAAGAAACTAGAGCTAAAGCTCTTGAGGCTAAAGCTCAAGCTGAGGCTAGAGCTAAACAAGTTAAAGAAGCAGCTGAGAGAGAAAAAAAGATTAAAGGTGATATAGAAAAAGCTAAAAAACGAGCAAAAGAAAAAGCAGATGAATTAAAAAAATCAGCTACAGATGCTAAATCATTTTTAAAAGATCAATCTAATGTCTCACCTTCAAACTTAAAAACATTATTATTATCAGCTATATTACCGATTGTAACTAAATTTATTAATAATGATAAAGTAGTTAATACTGTATTAGATACATTATTTAATCAAGTAACTAAAAACTTACAAAGTCAAGGTCGTGTAGATATTAACAATGGAAGAATAGTTTTTACACCTAAAAACCCAGGTGATTATAGTAAGTATAAAATTAATTTTGATAATAAAGTAAACAGTTTAAAACAAACATTAACCACATTATATAATTTACTTGGTGTTTTATCAACTCTTCTTAAAGTAGCTAAAGCAGGAGTAGCAGCATTACAAATTCAATTAATAATTCAAGAAAAAAAACTACAGATACAAGCAATTGCCTCCGCTGCTGAATTAGGATCACCTTCTCCAACTAAGCCAATAACAGCTAAATATCAAGTTGATTTTAATACTTTTGTAGCAACTAAAAAAGAAAAAGAAGATAAAATAATACTATATACAGCTTTAATATCATATCTTGATGCTATGATAAAAATATGTAGAGGTATATTAAATAAAATTCAAGTTAGATTAAACCGATTAAGTTTTACTATTGTTCAACAATCAACACAATCAGAAACTAATAACTCATTAGCTAACACTATTACTAACCAGACATCACAATTAGATTTAAGTGAAGAATTTATTAATAATGATGGTACTAAAACATATACTATAAAAACAATAACAACTCCATCAGGAGCATTACAAGCAATAGCGTATGACGCTTTTAGTATGATGAAAATAACTCAGACAGCTCCTAGTAGAACACGTAAAGCTGATGAACTTATTGATGAACTTAAACAAATACTAGAATAATAAAATATTTATAAACATGAAAGCAGACACATTCATAAAATTATTACGTAAAGTTGTACGTGAAGAAGTACAAAATGTTGTGCGTGAGGAATTAGGTCTATTATTAGAAACACCAAAATCTGAACAAACTGTTGTTGAAACTAAAAAAACAACAACAAAAAACTCAATGATTGAATCAATTAAACCTGTTAAACCACAACAACCAGCTAAACCAATGTCATTCACTAATAACAATGTTTTAAATGACATTTTAAATGAGACCGCTAATGGTGGTGAATGGCGCTCAGTAGTTGACGCTACATCTCAAATGGCGCCTAATTTTGGTCCTATGAATGGAGCTTATGGTGGAATAACAGAAACTGCTGTTGTTAATAATGTAGATCAAATGTTATCATCAGCTAGACCAGCTGGAGATGTTTCACAAGTACGTATAGACGCTGTACCTGATTTTAGTGGATTGATGAAAACAATGAAAGAAAAAGGACAAATATAATGTTAAATAGACCAACATATAAATTAAATCCACAAGATTTAGGCCAAGCCAGAGGTATTGGAATTAATGTTCTTTTTAATAATGGTACTAATGTATTTAATACAACTACCACCACTAAAGAACAAGTTAAATCTAATTTGATTAATTTTATATTGACTAATAAAGGTGAAAGAGTATTTGATCCTACATTTGGTGGTAATCTAAGAGCATCAATATTTGAACAAGACACAGCATTTGATGATATATCAGCAGCTTTAGAAGCAGACATATATGCTTATGTACCAAATATAATAATAAAAAGTATAGATGTTAAAAAATATTCTGATGAAAATTTAGTAAACATCGCTATAAACTATTCAATAAACAACCAACCGGATAATTTAGCAATAAATGTATCTACAAATAATCTAACTAAGTAATGGCAAACGTACCAGATATAAAATATTTTGATAAGGATTTTAGTTCATTAAAGCAGGATTTAATTAATTATGCTAGAACGTATTTCCAAAACAACTACATGGACTTCAGCCCATCGGCTCCTGGTAATATGTTTATGGAAATGGCAGCTTATGTAGGTGATGTTTTATCATTCTATACTGATACTCAATTACAAGAGACATTATTGTTATACGCTCAAGAACGTAAAAATATAATTGCTTTAGCTTATGCTTTAGGTTATAGACCTAAAATAACATCAGTATCAACAGCTGAATTAGATGTTTACCAACTAATACCTTCTGATGGAGCTCCTAATTATAATCCAGATTATAGATATGCTTTAAAAATTGAGAAAAATTCTTCAATTAAATCTATATCAAATCCAAATATTACATTTATAACTCAAAATTCAGTTGACTTTAAATTTTCATCTTCATTTGATCCAACATCAGTCACTGTTTACCAATACTTTACATCAACTACTAATCCACAATATTATCTACTTAAAAAATCAGTAGAAGCTATATCTGGACAGTTAAAAACAGCCACATTCATATTTGGTAATCCAGAACAATTTCCAACTGTTACTATTAATGATTCAAATATTATTGAAGTATTACAAATAAAAGATAGTGATAATAACACTTGGTATGAAGTTCCTTATCTAGCTCAAGATACAGTATTTGATGAAACTCTTAACTTACCAATAAATGAGCCTAATTATTATGATGATGATGATAACTCTCGTTTCTTATTACGTTTAAAAAAAGTACCAAGACATTTTGTCACTCGTTTTAATGATGATAACAACTTAGAATTAGAATTTGGTAGTGGTGTAACATCAG